GGTGTACCTTCTTGACTTACTACAGTGCTTGTTGTTGTGGTTATAGTCTCTGCTTGTGTATTGTTACTAAAGTCACCCTGATTTGCATCATTAGCAAGTACAGGGGAACTTAACAACACAAGTATTATTAGTTTTCTTATGTCCATGTGTTAGCTCTTGCTGGTGAATTGATGTTGTAACCGTTAACAAACTTGTCTAACTCATTCATTAACAGCTCTTCTTTACGTTCTTTCATCTCCATGTCTACATCAGCAGCCATCTGTTCTACCCAATAGGCTACACCCATAGCTAGTGCATCTAATCTATCGTCATGGGCTAAAGCACCACGCTGTTTAGTTACACGAGTCATTTGGTATGTAAGCATATATCTCTGAGCTTTCTCAGGGGGATGGTGCTGTACGCTATCGTAATCCTTTTGGATAACTTTAGGGTCTATGATAAGCTTATGTTGATTCATAACAGGCTCAAGAGTATCAATTATACGTAACTCTTTCTGTTTACTATGTCTCACCTCTTCTGTAGTCACAGGGTATATCTTTTTCAAGAATGGTTTCAGTAGTTCTGTAAACATACCGTCACCAAAGTTGCTCTCTATTAAGACAACATTAACTTTATGTTCCTTCGCTATGTTACATAACTTCGTTAGCGTAGTTTCACTATAGCCACCTTGTATGCCAGCACAATCTGCTACATATAAGTAACCATTAAGCATCTTAACTACAGCATAAGCTGTCTCATCCTGACCTCTACCAGAGGGGTCAATAACAAGAACAGAACCATCGTAGTCTACGTAGTCTCCTATAGTGGCTTCTGGGGCAAAGTATTTGTCACCCCCTAGTCCCACATTGGGTAGCTCCTTAATCTCCTTCATAACGCCATAGACGAGCTTCTCAGGTGCTTTATCCTTATCAATCGACATCACCATTAAGTCAGATAACTTCAATGGGTATCTATCGGTGTCAGATAAGCTTGTGTCTAACATAAACTGTAAAGCAAACCCTGAGCGACCATAAGATAGCTCACGTTCTAACAAGTCCTCATCATCAAACCTCATAGGGTCTACAGGATTCCCGTCTAACGGACTTTCTGCTTCGTGCATAGCATCCCATAGGGTAGGTGCTAAACGATCCCCATACGCCTTCTCAGCGTCATCTATGGTGGGGTAACGTGCTGTCCATACCCTCATCTTGTAGCCACGTTCTGTGAGTGTATTATAAAGACTCATTTCACACTGTGGTGTTCCAAGATACAGGATTTTACCTTCAGGTTTAAGTACCGCATCAAACTCCTTAACGGCTTCACTTAACTTCTCTCTCATCATCTGTGTCATTGAGTTGTTAGGTACTTCAATGTCATCAGCAATGATTATGTCTGCCCGACTGCCCGTTAGCTGTCCAGTAATCCCGACAGACTTAACTGAGGGACTACCAGACGCTAAAGCGGGTCTTACATCAAACGCAATCTTGCTCCACCTTTGCTCACTTGTAGCTATGAGATGTTGGCATATTGGGAGTTCCAAGATAAGACGTTGTGTGAATGTCGAAAAATCGTCAGCTCTTTGTTTTGATGCTGACACTACCATGAACTTCTTTTGTGGATCGAGAAGTAATTGGTGTACGACAAATGCTGCTGTAATGTAGGACTTACCTACACCACGAAATGCTTCAATAATTGCTCTACGAGGACAGTTCTGTATGTAGTCTGCCATGTCGTATTGGACAGGAGTAGGGTCAGGCAAGTTTAGATGCTTCCACACTATATACATAAAGTTACGGAAGTCTTTTAGTTGCTCTGGCATCTTTTCCATATTGTCACCATTTAACTTTGTTAGCCCAGTACGCTGCTGAGGATTTACCCTTAGCTATGTTCTTTGCGTGTCGAGCTTTAAAAGATTTACGCTGTTTAGCGTTTTGATTAGTCTTTGCACCTTGCTCACCAAACCTAATAATCTTTTCTTTGCCATTAACTTTTGTTTTGACAATATGTGATTTGGTTTTGTGGCTGGGGGTGCGTTTTGGTTGGTTGATCTTTAAGTTATCGAAAGCACCCATACTATTTACCCTTCTTCTTAAAACCTATCTTAAGTTTAGCGTAAGCTTTAGGTGATATGGTTGAGTTCTTCTTAGATCGGCTTATACCTTTCTTTTTTCTTGCGTTAATGTTTGCGTATAGTCCTTTCTTAGCCATTTCGACTCCTATTGTTTGATCTACTTGCAATTCTTAAGTTTGCAGTAGAGTTGTTATTAGCGTTCCTATCCTTATGGTCTACATCCTTACCAGCTACAGCAGCAGAACCCCTCTTCTTAATCATTAAGCGTCTTGCTTTGTTTCTATTGCTGCGCTTTTTTCTTTGTTCGGGTTTACTGTGGTAGTTTGCGTATTCAGATTTGTAGTTTCTCAATGGGACATCTCCTCAAACGGGAGCGACTCCAATAAGTTAGCCATAGGAGACTCTGAAGTGATAACTTCGTTAACAGCTCCATTATCTTTAAGAAACTTTACAGCTACAGACAACTCTGATGCTGTTGCTTCTCCTGATTTTACTTTTTGTAGTAATTCCTTAGCCACACTATCGTGTAACTCGTCTAATATTTTAGTATCCATTAGTAACTCCAAACTACGGGTATAGAATCTCTAATATCAACGTGGATAAACGTCTTAGCAACGCCTATGCCATTAAAGCCTAACTTAATAGCTTCCTCGATGATCTTATACTTCTGTACACCGTTAACTACTTGTATGTCGGCAGCTATGCCCTGTGCATGAGTACCAGCTCTGGTTTTCTTAGCCTCTATAGGATGACCTTCAGGGTCTCTAAAACCACTTGTAATCTTAAAAGGGAAACCACAAGCCTCACGAAGAGCATCAAGTTTTATCAAGAAATCTTCGTTCATCTCATTGTTGCCTGTAAAGCTGCAATCAAATTCACTTATGTCAAAATACTTCATCTACCTACTCCCTTAACCCGTTCCATTGTACGTAGACCACCAAGACCAAGCATACCCATTAGTACAGGTAACATGGTTGATGTATCTGCCTGTGGTACGACAACACCAAAGGGTGCTGCAAGTGGACTAATAAGGAAGTTTACGGCAAACCCTAATACACATACCCATGCAGTTGCGGGTCTCCACGAAGATTGAAACCAATTCCCTTTGGCTTCTTGTTTGTTTACTTCGATTTGAGCTAGAGCAATTTGTTGTGCGTGTTTCTCCGACATCGTAGCAATTTCATGTGCTATCTTTTGCTTTGTATCTGCATCGGGAATAAACTTATCTAGCAACCCTGTTACAGGTGCTATTAATTGCTGCATCATGTTATACTCCTACTAATTTAAAGAAGCTGCCAAGTCCCATAGACTGACCCCACCAAACAACAGCACCGCCCACAACTAACCACTTGATTTGTAGCAGGGTGCGGTTGATGCTATCCAGCATCCCTCTAAGCTCATTGGCGTTAGCCGTAAGCGTCTTAAGTTGTTCGTCCTGTAGATCCACTCGCCATTCCAAGCGTTCTACTTGTTGTTTTATCTGCTCCATTTCTTGTTCCTTACTCTATAATTTTAGTAATCGTCATCTTGGTGTAATTCCAAGTAGCGTTACCGTTTACCCGTTGCCCACTACCGTTTGCTGAGTCTATCTTTGCCTGAGATTTGATTTTATCGCCAGCAGCTAAGGTATAAACACCGTTTACGCTTAGGTTAATAGTGTCGTGGTGGTAGGTGTTAGTAGAAAAGTCAGAAAAATCTAATGCAGTTGTTGAACCAGAGCCTCCGTAAAGATAAAGAGTACAATCGTCTACGTTAGTATTCGTGTTACCTGTAAGCCGTGCTTTAACTGTTATAAGATATTTACCAGCTTTGGGGACTACCCAATAGTAGTTTGCACTGTCCCAAGCACTGTCTGAGTCGTATTGAACAGAATTAAATTCAATAGTTCTAGCTGAGTTATCTGTAAAATTAGTTTGATCTGAAGTTCGTGATACAGAAAAGTTGGGGGTGTTACCCCCCGCTAAGTCTCTCGCCTTAGTCACTTGATTACTCCTCTTCGGCTATGCCAAATGTCCTTACCTCTTCCGAGGAATTGTCAATTATAGACTGTGCTTGCGCTCTTTCGGCAACATCAGTAACAATCAAAGGATTGTCTACAGTCTCCGTAGTTTCATTACCTTCTTCGTCCACACTTACTACTTCAACAGTAGCTTCTAGTGGCTCGATAGCAGGAGTAACTACGGTCTCTGTAACTTCTGTAGTCTCTCCAGTTTCTTCATTGTAAGCCGTCTCACCTGTAGGAACTTCACGACTTGACTCAGGTACACCAACAGACAACACATAGTCCTCTAGTCTTAGAACAGCCTTTCGGTACTGCTCTAAGTTCCAGTTAAACTCGTTGTTAGCTCTGTTAGTGTCTGTGTCAGTTTCAACACCATCCATGTAAGTATCGAATAGACCATCAGCTTTACGCATAGATCGCTCACGCTTCCACTGTGGGTAATCCCTGTC